TGAATAAAAGTAAACGTAAATCTCACAAAACTTATAGAGGGCAAGGCAAATGAATAAAGAAGAAATGATTGAGGACATAGAAACTCTAATCAGAGCCAATAAAAATAATGACTATGTAGATTTTTATCAACTAGGAGACATGATTAAAGAAGTGATTGATGATATCTGTGAATCTCCAACAATCGAGGGCAAGGCAAATGAAAACTAAATACAAATACTTTGTAACAGAGCAGACTGTAGATGTTAGAAACTTCACAATCGAAACTGATAAACCATTTACTGATGATGATGAGTATGGTAAAATCTTAAATGCAATTTGTGAAGTTGACATTACCAAAAAAGGTGATGAAGAAACAAGTACGACAGATGACGGAGTTAATTACAAAGTTACTTATGTTGGTACAGATTATGGTGATGATGGTCAAATAGATTGGGATATGTCTACTCTATAGATGTTGGCACTTATTTATAGAATGACTTTAAAGTTGCGTAGTGCTAGTGCTAGGCATCACTATTAAAAAAACTGCCTACTTTAACCACAAGGAGACTTATGAACATATTTTATTTTAATAAATGTCCAATCAAATCAGCAGAAGCACAACCTGATAAGATGCTAGTGAAGATGCCATTAGAAACAGCACAGATGTTATGCACAGCTCACAGAGAGCTTGATGGTGATGAGTATGCAGACAAGGTAGGTTTATACAAGAGAGCTTACTGGAATCATCCTTGTACGATATGGGCTAGAGAATCTAGTGGTAACTATGAATGGTTATATAAACACTTCATTGCTCTATCTTTTGAGTACACTTATAGGTATGGTAAGCAACATGCAAGCTATGTTAAGTTACACAAAGCATTAGCTAAATGCCCTGACAATATAACACAAGGTAAGATGACTAAGCTTGCACAAGCTATGCCTGATGAATACAAACATCCAGACCCTATCGTTGCATACAGAACCTACGTAATCAATGAAAAGTATTATGCTCAGTGGAAGAAAGGCAGAGATAAACCTAAATGGTGGTCGCATGACAGAGTATGATGCACATAAAATTTTTGAAGAACAACAAGAACGTAATAAAATTAGTGCAGTTCATGCTGATAAAGGAGTAATTGAATTGTGGTATGCCGATGGCACAAAAGAAGTTTACAAAAGACGTAAATGGTTAAGAAGTTTTAAATTAATAAGGAGAAGACAATGAAAATTGTAACAACACTAATATGTTTACTAGCTATAGCAGTAGGCATCAATATTTATTCTTCGCATACAGAACGAGACAGATTAGAAACTGCTCTTAGTTTATTAGATGCAAGAATATCAAATAATACTTCAACACTTGAAAAGGTTGAGGACTATATGGTAGATACTTCAATGACGTTTGAAGATATGCAATATATTATGATGGATAATATAAAAGATGTAGCTACTGCTTTAGAAAATCACGAGCATGCTCCTGTGTATGTAGAAGTTCCTGCTGTTCCTGAAGTTCCATCAGTTGAAATTACAACTAAAACTGAACCTGTCGAAGAAGAAACTTTGACAAGAATCTATGATGAAGAGACACAACTACATGTACCAAGCTTTCCAGTTGAAGAAAAAACAGACTGGGTAGCAGAACAATCTAGTTGTCCAAAAGCTAACAATAGATTAGGACAATTCATAAACGATGTAAGTATCAGAAAAGATTATGAGTTTGTAGCAACTTATGATGTAGTTAATTCTAGTATAGATAATATTAGATTTGACAAGACACTTCCTAATAATTTAAAATTTGCAGTGTCAAAATTTATTAGAACTTTTCAACCATCAGGTGATAAATTAAATTGTAAAATTATAATTAAAGTATTGGAGAACTAAATGAAAGAATTTTATAGACTAACAAACTCTGAGTACAAAGAATGGAATAACTTTTGTACCGAGAACTACAAAGAAATATATCAGAATAAAGATGGACATACAGTGCATTACATGCCTGAGTCTGATAGCTTTCATTTGTACATAGATTCAGATGAACAATCAGGTATGCAAAACTTTTTAGAAAAGATGCTTGCATATGATTTATAAGTATGGTATAATGCACTCACTCAAAGACATGACCTTGATATTAAAGGCTTTCCTTGAGTCACCGAGTAGCATTAGCCCTCTATCTCCATCCTCCTCAAGGAGCTACTTGGTTCAGTTATCTGAGGTGATGGGGCAACTGGCTCATAGCCCCAACTCGAAAGAGTTAGCTATGGTTTTTAAATACTGTTTAAATAATTAAAGGAGAAAAGATATGGCAGTAGTTAATGGAACTGCGTATTGGGCAAGTATTAAAACACCTAATACGAAATTCGAACCAGTATATACAATCAACCTTGTGGTTGATGAAGATACTGCAAATGATTTTGCGTCAAGAGGACACAAGATTAAACAGATGGATGAAGGTCCATCTATTATTATCAAAAGAAAAGTTAATGGACCTAATGGAATGGTACGTACTGCACCTAGACTTTTAGATGCAGAAAAACAAGAAGTTAATTTTTCAGTTGGTAATGGGTCTAAAGTTAGAGTACAATTCAATGAGTACGAAGGTGAGAATAAGTACGGACCTTATAAAGGTTTAGACTTACAAGCAGTACAAGTTCTTGACCTTGTTGAGTACAGAGCAGAAGATGGTGCTGAACTTTTAGATGGGGAGGAGTTCTAATGAAAGATACTCCTCAGTTGCAGGGTGCACCTATAACTATCAACCAAGAAGATGGTTCTTCTAAAATATATGATACAGGAATGTTATCGGTTGAAGCACAACAATCAGTTGATATGATTGCCTTTATTGCAAGGTTGAGAAATGTACTTGATGCAGCAGGACAAGTATTCAGTAATGTAGTAACTAATAGTCTTATTGATGAAGCTCTTGTAGAAGAAGTAAGCTCATCAACTAAGAAGGTTGAAGAGGACACTACTGATGATGAAAAGACTAAATAATAGTCTTACTAATACGAGGGCAGGTTACCATAGCTTGCCCTCATTTTTTTATGAGGAGGTTATATGGAACAAAGTACTTGGGATAAACATAAGCTACCCTGTCCGAAATGTGGTGGTAGTGACCCAGTATCTACGAACACAGATGGTTCAGGTTATTGTTTTAGCTGTAGCCATTATTTTAAAGACTATCAAAGTGAAGTTGATGGTAACATAGTAGACATGGCTTCACACAAAGAACCTAGCACGTTTTTAAACTCATATACAGGAGTCTTTGGTGATTTGACTGACAGAAAGATTAGTCAAGATGTTGCTAAGAAATATTCTGTGCGTGTAATTTATGATAGTCAAGGCAATGTGGCTAAGCACATCTATCCTTATTACAATAGCAATGAGATTGTTTCAACTAAAACAAGAACAGTAAGTACAAAAGGTTTTGTAGTCGATGGTGGCTACGAAGGTACAGGACTGTTTGGTGAGCAACTGTTTGGTAAAGGTGGTAAGTATCTTACTATTACCGAAGGTGAATGTGATGCTATGGCAGTCTACGAAATGTTTGATAAGAAGTGGGCATCAGTTTCAGTTAAGCGTGGTGCTCAAGGTGCAGTTAGAGATATACGAGACAGCATCGAGTTTGTTGAATCATTTGACCACGTTGTTCTTTGTTTTGATAATGACAAGTATGGTAGAGAAGCAGCTAGAAAAGTTGCTCGTATTATAAAACCCGGAAAAGCTAAGATAGTTTCTTTACCACAAGGTTTTAAAGATGCCAATGCTATGCTTGAACAAGGACAGTATGCACAGTTTACTAAGGCATGGTGGGATGCTAAGACATATACACCATCAGGTATCATGGAACTGTCTAGTGTAAAAGACAAATGGTTACACAGAGAACAGAAAGAAAGTATTGCGTATCCTTGGGAAGGACTTAACAAGAAACTTTATGGTATGCGTAAAGGAGAGTTGGTTACACTTACTGGTGGTACAGGACTTGGTAAGTCTAGTATTACTCGTGAGCTGACTCACTATCTAATTAAGAACACCGAAGATAATGTCGGTATCATAGCATTAGAAGAAAACTGGTTGAGGACTGCTGATGGTATTGTATCTATCGAAGCTAATGATAGATTGTATCTTGAAGAGAAACGCAAGAACTATACTGATGAACAACTGCAAGAGTTATTTGATAAGGTCATTCAGAAAGACAAAGTATTTATTCATGCACATCTTGGAGCTACAGATATAGATGAAATCTTTTCTAAGCTTCGATACATGATTGTTGGTTGTGAGTGTGATTGGGTAATCGTGGACCACTTACATATGTTGGTCAATCAACTGACTGAATCAGATGAACGCAGAGGTATTGATACATTGATGAACAGACTCCGTTCTTTAGTTGAAGAGACTGGTGTGGGTATGTTCTTAGTATCACACTTACGTAGAGCAGCAGGAGATAAAGGACATGAGCAGGGTATTGAAGTATCCTTATCACATCTTAAAGGCTCTCAAGGTATCTCACAGTTATCTGATTGTGTTATTGCATTAGAACGTAATCAACAGGCAGAAGATGAAACGGAATCGAATACAACTAAAGTTCGTGTTCTTAAATCTAGATACACAGGAGATACTGGACTAGCTTGTAGCTTGCTTTATGATATTCAAACTGGTAGAATGAATGAGGTTACAGATGAAGTAACTCTAAATGACCTACCATTCTAGGAGAATTTATGTACGAAATTGTATTTGATATAGAAGCTAATGGTTTACAACCTGATAAGATTTGGTGTATTGTAGCTAAACCTTTAGGTAAACCTGTCCTGTCTTTTGGTCCTAATGATATCGAAGAAGGCATTGCATTCTTACAATCTGCTGATGTATTGATTGGTCATAACATCTTAGGTTTCGATATCCCAGTTATTAATAAACTACATGGTGTGGACTTATCTAATAAAATAATTAAAGATACGCTTGTTATGTCTAGATTGTTTAACCCTGTTCGTGAGAATGGACACAGTTTAAAAACATGGGGATATGTTGTAGGTTTTCCTAAGAACGAACAACCCGAAGATTGGGATGGTTTTTCCACGAATATGTTAAACTATTGTAAACAAGATGTAATACTAAATGAAAAAGTATATCAACGTCTACTTAAAGAAGGTGAAAACTTTGGAGAAGATTCTATAGAACTTGAGCATGGAGTAGCAAAAGTTTTAAAAGAACAAGAGGACAATGGATTTGCGTTTAATCAGGAGTATGCTATGATGTTGGTAGCTCAGTTGAAAGAACGCATGTTTGAAGTTGAGAAAGAAGTACAAAAGGTTTTTAAACCTAAGATGGTAGATATAAAACAGGTAGTACCTAAGTTAAAGAAAGATGGTACACTATCCAAGTCAGGTTTAACATCTGAGGAATATGATATACTTATGGAGTCCGGTGATTACAAACCTTTTATGAGACAGAAGTTACAAGACTTCAATCTAGGTTCTCGTAAACAGATTGGTGAATACCTTACAGACTTCGGTTGGAAACCTAATAGGTTTACTCCTACAGGACTGCCAATAGTTGATGAATCTTCTTTGGCAAAGGTTAAAGATATACCTGAAGCTAGACTGATAGCAGAATTTTTATTATTACAGAAACGTATAGCTCAGATTGATTCTTGGATTTTAGCTGTACAAGAAGACGATAGAGTTCACGGTTTTGTTATACCTAACGGTACAATTACTGGTCGTATGTCTCATCGTGCTCCAAATGTTGCACAAGTTCCTAGTGTTACAAGTGAATATGGTAAAGAATGTAGGTCATGTTGGACAGTTAAAGATGGTTATAAATTAGTAGGTATAGATGCTAGTGGTTTAGAATTAAGAATGTTAGCACACTATATGGACGATAAGGAATACACAAATGAAGTTACAGAAGGAGACATACACACAGCTAATCAGAAAGCTGCAGGACTTAAATCAAGAGATCAGGCAAAGACATTTATCTATGCCTTCATATACGGAGCAGGAGATGCAAAAATTGGCTCAGTGGTTGGAGGAAACCAAAGAGATGGTGCAAAGCTTAGAAAGTCTTTCCTCGATAATAATCCATCACTTAAATTACTTAGAGAAAGGGTATCGAAAGCAGCTAAAAGAGGATATCTTAAAGGATTAGATGGTCGTAAAATTTATGTTAGAAGTGAACATGCAGCACTTAATAGTTTATTACAAGGTGGTGGTGCAATCGTCATGAAACGAGCTTTACTTATGTTACAAAGTTTGATACAATTAAATTCTCTTGATGCTAAATTCGTAGCTAACATTCATGATGAATGGCAAATGGAAGTACGAGAAGATATAGCAGACTTCGTAGGTGAGTTAGCTGTAGGATGTATAGAAAAAGCCGGTGAGCATTACAAGTTACGTTGTCCACTTACAGGTGAATATAAAATAGGAGGTGATTGGAGTGAAACCCATTAAAGATTCAAACAGAAAAGGAGACTTCGCAGAGTATTATGCAGTCACTTGGTTGTGGGATAATGGATATGAAGTATTTCAAAACTCAGGGTGTACTGGTCCAGTAGATATGATTGCTTTGGACAAGAAAGGTAATACACTTTTAATTGATGTAAAGACTACACATACTAACCACAACAACGAAAAGAAACCTAACTGTAAAAAAACAAGAACTAAATTACAACAAAAGTTAGGAGTTAAACTATTAGGATTTAATCCCGATACAAGAGAACTTCATTTTATCGAGCATGTCAAATGAAAAAGAAAGTAGAAAATATAGTACCTGATATATATAAAGCTTTAGTTCCTTTAGCAAAAGGTAAGGGTTTAGATTTGTCAGAGGAAATGATTGAAGAGTTTGGTGAGGATATGAAAGAAGCTTTACGTGGTTGGGCAAAAAAACAACCTAAAACTAAAGACTCTTTACGTATGTCTAATGTAGGTAAACCTGCTCGTCAACTTTGGTATAACAAACATTCTAAAATAAAAGCAAAAGACTTTGAATCTACTTTGTTAATTAAATTTTTATATGGTCATTTGTTGGAAGCGTTAGTAGTATTTTTAGTAAAACTATCAGGTCATACAATTACAGACCAACAAAAAGAAGTTAAGGTTGACGGAATAAAAGGTCATATGGATTGTAAGATAGATGGAGAAGTTGTTGATATTAAGTCAGCTTCCGGTTTTGCATTTAATAAATTTAAAAATGGTACTTTACCTGAGAATGATAGCTTTGGATACCTTGCACAATTAGCAGGATATGAAGAAGCAGAAGGTACAAATCAGGGTGGTTTTTTAGCTATCAACAAAGAAACAGGAGAACTTTGGTTTTTTCGACCTGATGAACTTGACAAACCTGATATTAAGTCTAAAATTAAAAGGTTAAAGGTGGCTTTAAAAAAGCCCCAACCACCTGAGTTATGTTATCAACCGATAGCAGACGGAACTCAGGGAAACTTCAAACTTCCGAGAGAATGTTCATGGTGTGCATACAAAATGGAATGTCACTCGGACTCTAATAATGGACATGGATTGCGTGTATTTGACTACGCAAAAGGTCCTGTTTTTTTCACAGATTTAGTAACTGAACCAAGAGTTCAGGAGATAACCCATGAATGGCAGAAAAAGTAAATTAATACGTAGACAAGCAGAGCAACTTCAGGTACAATGGATAAACAGTTTATTGACGGAGGATGCTAACAAGATAACACCTCAGACTTTAGCTCAAGCTTTACCTGATCAAGAATATTATTATAAAGGATATACAATTCATCACTCGTTTATGAATCACAAGTGGGTAGAAAAACAATTAAAGAAAAATCCTTTTCTTACTTTACAGGAATTGTTAGATGAAAAAAGAATTTAAATTAGAAGAGTTAAATATTGAAGATTTATTATTTGTTTTAGGTGGTTCTATATTACAAGGATACACAACAGATGAAATAGAAATGGAAATCTTATTAAGATTAGAGGAACTTTTACATTTAAAAATAGAAGAAAGACTTAATGGCATACCAACAGATGCAGTTATACACTAGGAGATACAATGGAATATAAATTTAACGAAAAAAATATAATAGAACAAATACAAAGGTATGTAGATGGTACATATGAAAGACATTACGCACAAGGTAAATATCAAGCAACTGATATG